CATATCTTTGACCTCCTGGGAGAGAGGCTCTGTTCCTTCAGTTGCTTTTTCTTCACTATCAAAAGTTTCTTCTAAAACAAAAGCCGCTTCTCCAGTTATAGTTTTAATTATTTTGGACATTTGGTATTTCTAAATTGTGTGGTTTAGTTACACTTTCAACAACATTGCCTTTGTTCCTGGTGCTCTGAACTTTAGGCATGTTATCTGATAGACCTATTGCAATGAGCTCTCTACTCTCAAGACCTTTTGGAGTATGCCATAAGCTAATCATAAATTTACAATCAGCATCTGGATAATCTTGCTCTTCAATATCAATATGAAATTGATCTGATTTATATATAGCCATTATTTATCCTCCAATATTGCATCGTAAGTAGCTTGCATCTTTGGATCGTTTTCTAATGCACCAGCTCCAGGAGGATATTCATCGTCAAACTCCTCATACTTTGTTGCATCAAATGATGGTGCTGCATCTAAAGCTTCATTGGTTTTTGTAGATCTATGAATAAAAGTTGGATCTACTAAATCATCTGTTTTAACTTTATAAAAATCAGCAATCTGTTTCAGTCTATATGCTGATGGAATAATATCTCCAGCTTCATACTTTTGAACATTCTGATGACTTACACCTATATGATATGCCAATGACTTTTGCGGCATTCCAAATTTTAATCTGCAAAACCTCATATTAGATCCAAGCATTTCACAAAAAGTTATAAAATTCTGGTCTCTAATTACTTTCATTATTGACCTCCATAAATTTTTTGATTTGCTCTTGTATAGCTGGAACATTTAGCTCTGGTGTTCTTTCAGCTGTTGCTGCAAAGCAAGCATCAGGCATTTGTTGATATTTGGTATGTAGATTTAAAAAATAACCTACCTTGCCATCGTTTGTATTTTTCTTTTTTAAATACCAAGCGGTATTATCTAGTCTTGTATATGGACCAGTCTTTGTATTAAGAAATGTCTCTTGATCGTAAGAGATATAACTTTCTCTTTTTTTTCTCATATAAATTCCTCCAATGAGTTGTGTTTAAGTTGAGTAGCAAGAACTGAAATAAGTCTTGCTGCTATAAGTGGTGGAAACTCTATTGTTTCGCCATGATTAGTTAATAATAAGATTTCTTCTTGTATGAGAGGCAACTGATCGTATTTGTTATGAGCCATCTTTGTTGCTATTGAATTAATTAATTGGTCATTTAATTTTCTGTGTTCTTCCAACTGGTGGTTTTCTTTACAGTTAGGAAATTTAATTATGTTTGTTTCTACTTTAATTTCTTGGCTCTGGTTTTTTTCTGTACTCATTTTTTAACCATTCCTTGTATTCAATTTGAAATTTGTCATCTTTTTCAAAAGTAGATCTACCATTTAGTTCTTGGTTTAGTTTCCACTCCAAGTAACTCATCGGTATCAATCTCTTCTGACTTTTCTTTGTGCATGTCATGTGCTTGAACGATGTAAGCTAGAGCATCATCGTAACTATCTTCTTTAAATTTATGTGTGGATCTGATTATTTTTGCTTGAGCATAAAGTAATGGAACTTGCCATCCTTGAATTGGCTCAATTAAATGTTTGTCCAAGAGTATGGACCAAGAGGCAGCAATCTTATTCATATTCTCCTCAAATGATCCATACTGATCTTGTCTGGAACTTTCCAGTTCCTCCAGGCGGCTATGAAGTTTTTTTCTTGGCATCCTTACCTTTGGATAAATCTTCATGACCTTTTTGGATATAGAACTCAACAGTCTTTGACATACTTATCGGCAACTCAAATCTCTTTTGAGAAAGCTCTTCAAGCAACTGGTAAGTTTTAATATTAATAGCAACACTCTTGAATTTATCTGGATTCACTTTAAGCCTCCAACTCACTTGGATTGAAGCTTGTATCAGCAGCTCCAGCACCATTAGCTTCATCGGCAAGTTCTACTCTATAGAAGGTATAAAATTCTGTACCTTCAACCATCTTGCCTTTTCCACTAGCTTTTTGTTTGTAAGCTCCAAAACGATGCTTAACTCCATCAACAACAATAGTTCCTGACATATCGTATGACTGTGGAGATTTTTTATTTGTTGCTATAAAAGCAGCTCCAAGATCTGGTCTGTCTTTTTTAGCTTCTGTATTAAAATCATCTGACATTAAATAACTCCTTTGGTTTGCAGATTGGTTTTGTGTACTTGGAAATCCTCCATAAAAGTTGAGTAAGCTATTGGATTTTTAATCTTCAGCTCACTTAACATTGATTTATTTTTGGATAACCATTCTTGATAAGATCCTTTGTGAGACACAGCTTCTAAATCTTTTAGAGCTTGTTGGATCTTTTTGTCTTGCTGCACTATTGCAACAGAAACTTCTTCAGCAGATGCAATTCCATCTGAAATAAAGCCTAGGAATGCAAGAGCTCTACCAGTAGCAGAGGTTTCGCAATTCTCCAAAGCGGAAGTTTGATTTATTTTTGATGCTGCTCTTTTCTCTTCAGCATGACCAGTAGATACATGAACACCATCAATATAAATATCTGATTGCATCACTACTGTATTCACATCGATACTGACTATCTTTGTTACTATATCTAATGCAGTTCCAAGAACTCTTCTTGCAACAGCAACTCTTAAAGCAACAGTAGCATAGCTTTTTCCATGTATTGGGATTGTTTGTCCATCTAATGATTTTTTAAATTCATTAACAGCCTGGACTAGCTTATCTTTTATATCAGCCATATAGATATTCCTCCTACGATTAAAATAAAGAGAGCTGATAAAATTCTTCTCTTTAATAGTTGTTTATGTTGGTCCAATTTTCTTTGGATATAAAAATCTTTTAAATTCATGATAGCTTCCATAATAATTTTGCTTCTTTTAATAATTCTGGTGGCATTCCATTCCAGGCAAAAGGATGATCTAAATTCATATCCATCATACCAGCAGCTTCTTCAATAATTTCTTCTCTAGTTAAATGTTCAGACAAAGCTAAAATTCTTTCTCTTCTTCTGAAAGTATTAAACATAATTTGTAAATTCTTTTTCATTCCATCAACAGTTAAGTGATGACAGTTTGTGCTATCAAAAATTGTGTAACCATCTTTTGTTGCATAAAGTAAATAAGCTGGAACTTTAAAATTAAAGTGAGCTGCATAAGTTGCTACCTGGCAACAATGATTGAAACTAGCGGTAGCTGGTATGGAGGAAACAAGAAAACTCCTAGAGCCATCCTTTTTAACTTTTCCAAGACGAGACCATTTAGTTTTAAGTTCAATAATCTTATGAGGAAAGGCATCCGCTTGGGATGTCGGATTAGTCTCTGTGAGAGGTGTACCGAACTCATGATTATTGATACTTCCATAGTCAAAATCAATTCTACCAACTGTAGGCAATAATGGAGATGAAAAACCTTCCAGCTGATCGATTGATATTTGTCTTTCGCAAGTTACAGGACTTGCCACCGCTAGTTCTTTTAATCCAGATAAAGCATGATTAATTACTTCTGGGATTTCTTCTAAATATTTTTGCTTTTTATCGCTGTCCTTCTCATCATTAGGAACATACTCTTTTAATTTTTCTATCTCTTCCTGGAGAGCTGCATCTTTTGTAATTTTTTCATTTGTTGTTGGTGCAACTTTTTTCTTAACTGGATGTAATTTATAAATTGTGTCTGCATAAATTCTTTGCAAAACTTCTCCAACAATTTTTCCACTTTCCATAGCTGCATTGCTTGGCAATAATTCTCTTCTCATCTTTTGGTCCATCCAAACATATTTGAATAACCAAGCTGCATCTGGAATTGAGAATTGAGTTGGAGAGTAGTGATTGATTTTTAATTTTTGTGCGAAGAGAGGAAGTGTGTTTTGTAAAGCTGCCTCTAAAGGATCAGAAACTTTTAAGTCGTTTAGTGTGTTTGATTTTATTATCATATAAAATGATAAATAATGACTTTGTCTAGTAATGCAATGATAAATAGACTGCTAGTCTATAATGACTTACGATCTTTTCAGTTCGATCACTTCAGCTGTTTCAGTTTTTTCAGCTACTTTTTTCTTGTAGATCTTAACTAATCCGATGTTGTTCTTCTTGTAATGTTCTAAATC